ATCGTAGTTTGTGTTCCGCCAATTGTAATTGTAATACTATCTGCGAACTCATCTGTATCAAAAAATATACTTCTCTCTGTTGTTTCTTCTATCGCCATTAACTCTTACCACCCCTATTAGCATTTTAGATATGCACCACCCCAAGTTAAGCGATAAACTTTTTGTAGCACTAATTATCTTTTAATATTTTTATTATTAAATTTTTTAAATCTTTATTTTTTTTATCTAGTAGTATTTGTATCAACTGTGTTGAAAACAAATCTACATAACGTTCTTCGGTTCTAGCATTTAGCTTTAAGCTATTATACCAAACTAAAAAATGTAAAAATTCGTGTATGACAGTAATTAACTTATCTTTAGGTTTTAAATCTTTGTTAATAGTTATTACTGCTTTGTCTAAATCGAACTGCCCGTCGCATTGAACTTTACTCGCTTCTTCTTTGTTCCAATATTCTATATAAAATTTTTTACGATCTATATAAAAATACTCAGGCAGTTTTGCCATAATATTTATTTTTTAAATATTTTTTTAACTGCTTTTTTTAGACCTTTAGCTTTATTTTCAGAAGCTTCTTTTACTTTTACTGCGCCCTCTGAAATTCTGCCATATTGTTTTAAACCTGCAACATCTACATCTGCAACTTCAATACTGTCGCCTTTAAAATAATCTTTACCTTTATAAGTAAAACCTTTTTCTGCTTTAAATTTAGCCATTGTTATAATTCCTATGTGTTAATGAAATAAACGCGGGCGGTGTTGACCGCCCACGTTAAAGTATAACTATTATACAGTTATGTCTTTGATTGCACCGAAGCTTTCGTCGTGTCTTACGATAATGTCCATATCTTGCATAAACACTAATCTAGTAATTCCACTAGACGAAGCAGTATAAGGGTCAACCAATACATCTACTGCTGAGAAGAAACCAATCATTACATCTGCGAAGTTTCCAAAGATTAACGCGTGGCAAGAACCACTTGTACTACCTTTAGTTAAGTTACTTGGCATTTGATTAGTTCCAAATATATTGTAACCGTTCAATGTGTTAGCGTCATTCATAATCATAACACTATCAGTTGAAGATACTTTTGGTGTAGTTCTCATTGTACCAATGACCTCAGGTGTAGTAACGTAACCTAAGTTACCTCTTAAACCTTTGTCTTTAGCAACCTGAGTAATACAATCGATCGTTGACGCGTAAGTTACTGCGCCCCCGTTAGTTCCAATTGCGATAACGTTTGGCGAACCACCAAGTACACCTGTTGGTTCATTACTTCCGCCACCCTCAAAAGCAACATCGTCGATTTTATTTGCGATTGCTGAGATCATATCTGCTCTAAGTATTTGATCAACACTTGGGCTTGATTGAGCCAATAAGTGTCTTGATACATCAATGAAACCACCTAAAGATTTCGCCGTCATTGTTTTTTGTGCGAAACTTGGGTTGTTTTCTGATACTGCTGAGTTTTCAGCAACAAAAGAAGCAGACGAACCACCTGCCATTTTTGGCACTTGGATATTTCCGCTTAGGCCATTAAGTACAGTTGCACCTAATTTACCTATTGTTGCTTCATCTCTTAAAAGATCAATGTATAAATCCCCTCTGTGAACGTCTGGTCTTAAAAATCCACCTGCTGAGTTAGTCCCAACTGATAAATCTCTTTTCCAAACTTCTTGAGGTACAAAAAATCCTCTTGCAGTTTTTTGTGATTTTTTCGCGATCTCGTCTGATACTTCCTTTTCGAAACCTGCATTTGCATAGTTGCCTGACATTTGAGCATTGATCATTCTAGTTAAAGAATATTCTTTTTGCTCTTTTGCTGACATATCTACACTATCAACAGGTGTTTCTAAAGGTTTCTCGTTACCGATTTTTTCAAGAACAAGTCCTTTAAATTGAGCAACGCTTACGCCTGACTTGATACTATCATCTGCAAAAGTTCTCATATTGTGTCTTGAACCAATTGCTGATATTTCTCTTACTCTATCAAGTTCTTGCTTTCTAACTTCTTCAGTTAATTTAGCATTGTCAACCGCAGGGCTTTTTTGTTCTTGGATTTTATTTTCTTTTTCCATAACTTTTATTTCCTCTGAAATTGTTGTGTTGTTGTTAATGTTTTCTTTAGATCTATTCACGCCAACAGTTGTGTCAGCAGGAATTGATACTAAAGAGATTTCTAATGGTCGGGTTGCTACTCTGTATGAGTTCTTATCATCGTCCTCATCTTCGTAACCTTTTACCTTTTCCATATCCAAGATTTCATAACCGAAACTTACGTTTGTTCTTATTCCGTCTTGGACATCTTGAAATACACTATTTGCTAAATCAGATTTTCCAAATCTGACAGACGCACGACCTCGCTTGTCTGCAACAGTAACTTTCTCGATAATTCCTATTTGTTTGGTTGCGTCGTGATCTAATAACAACGGCGCGTTACCACTATCTAAAAACTCTAAATCCATTTTATCGTGATCAATTATTTCCATACCAAAGTTTCTCTCGTATGGTGTTTCTGAACTAAACGATAATCCAATTGTTCTAGTGTTTTCGTCTAAATCTTTTTTGCTAATTGTAGCAGTTCTAAAAAACTTCTCAGTTTTTGTAGAACTATAATCTTTATCAGCTATTTTTTTGTCTTTAGTTTCCATAATATCTTTACCTTTTTCTTCTTCTCTTTTAATTTCTTCTACTTTACGTTTAGACCAACTAAACCCTGCGTCGCCACCCCATAACGCCCAAGCTATTCTGCCTGCACTAGGGTAACCGTCCTCGCCTACACTAAAACCCTCAGCTTGTTTATCTACTTCGTGTCGTGAAAAAAAACTATACATACGTTTAACAACATCAGGACTTAAATTTTGTCTGTTCTTAATAGATGTTGCTCTTGCTACTGCAACCTGCGTACCACCTCTGCCGTGTTCTTTACGCCATTCTAAACCTTTAACTGCCTCTGTAACCATACCGTCTGTTGGTTTAAAATTAATATCGCTAACTGCTTTATTATTTGCGTCGTCAATAATTTCTTGTAACGGCTCAGGATTAGACTTACCAAAAGTTATAGTAACTGTTTCGTCTGTTTCTGTAATATTTTGTATGTGTTTTTTTTCCATATTATTTTACCTTTTTAAATAACCAATTGACGTACCACTTCCACGCATTAGTTATTTTCTTCTTCACTCTCTTGCATAGACAATTCATTATTTTGTACTCCCTCTTTTTTCTTTTCGCCGTAAGGCTCAAATACATAATTAATATCGAAGTCCTCAGCTAACTTACGTTCTTGTTGTAACTGCTCAAAGTGTGTTTCAACATCACGTCCATATTTGCCGACAACATCTGACAAAGTAACCACGCCTGCTTTTAATCCTGTAACCTGCGCGTTCATTTCTTTAAGCGGGTCAATCCACTCAAAATTTCTTGGTATAAATACACAACTACTAAACTTGTCATACTTGGCCATTGGTAAAGGCGATAGTTGGTCATCTGCAATTGTTAAATACATTTTTAACCAACGTTCATAGATAGGCTTAGTAAAATGATCTATTACGAACTGTTGTATAGTTTTATAATAATCTCTATCAATTAAAGCACCCTGTCTTATGCTAGAATAATTTACACTTGTTAAATCATTACTAAGATCATTGTAACTTACGTTTAGACCTGCTGATATTTGTCTTAATATCGTTTTTATAAACGGGTCAAACGCAGTTGTTGGGTGGTTAGTTTGAAACTGTTTAAAATCTGTTCCCTGCGGTAACTGTTGTATTGTTCCTGCTTCTACATTCATCATTGGACTAAATCCGTCGCTTGCAGTATTCTCGCCAACATAACCGTCGCCTGAGGGCGATGTTATAAATCCCATAGAACTAGCACCAACTCTACTAGCGATTAGTTCAGCTTCCGCGTATGCGTGAAGCATTTTTAATTCTTTTATACACGATGATATAGGACTAAACCCTCTACTTTGATTAGGTCGTTCAATCATATAAACGTGCATTAAATTTTCTGCACTTACTCTTTTGCTACTTGACGAACCATAATGTAAATAATTTTCGTGTGGGTTCTTATCAAATAAATAATAAGCAACAGGACGTTTAGTTTTGTTGTCAAATTCTACGCCCATTCTAATTTCATTTTTGCCATTATGACCGTTCTTATTTTCGTCAATTAAATCACAATCTAAAAAATTTATAGCAAATTTAAAATCGTTATCTGCGTTAGGAATAAACTGTATTAAAACTTCGCCGTCTGTAAATAATGTTTGCACAAATAAGTTCTGCATATCTAACCAAGATAATCTTTGTGCTATGTCGCAATTCTCTTTTTTAACCCAACGTTTCCAACGGCTCTCTATAATGTTATTAGCCACATAATCTAAATTACCTGTTGGGTCTTTTGCTCTTACTTGTAATTGTATTCCGTGAGAACCAATTACATTTGTTTTCATAAGATTAATGTAACGTCTAACAAATTCATTATTTCTTGCTAGATCTCTACATCTATCTTTTAATTTTCTTAAATCTGTTTTTAATATATCGTCTGCTGATCTACTAGAACCAACAAAGTCATTTAATAATCGTGAGTTCTGCGCGCCGTCAAAACTTCTCTTACCCTCTTTTTTTCTACGAAGAAAAAAATCGTACCATTTTTTCGCCATTATAATTTTTCCTTAGTTACCGTAATATTTTCTGTTTTTTAAGTGATCGTAGTAACCAAGTGATTTGTTGTCGCCAAAAGAAATTTTAATAGTATTACCTGAGCCGTCCTCATTCTCATTACGTTGCTTAGAGATTTCTCTATTGTATTCTGCTTTATAATAATTTCGCCATTCTAATAATTCTGATACGCCCATTTTATTTAATGAACGACCTGCAATAGAATAACTTGAAACGTCTTTTGTTGCTTTACCCTCTAATAGACTTTCTATTAAGTCTAACATTTTTTTAGCGTGCGATCTTGTTTCACTCGTACTACTAGCAAGATTGGGTTTAACCTCAATCATACCACGATCAACGGTAACTCTAGCGTTATCACTTGTTCTAGTTACATAAGAAATAAAATTATATTTACCCTCTGTAATACTAGCCGTCGTGCTTGCGCCAAGTGTTATCTTATAATTGTTTCCGTCGGCGGTCGCGTCAACTGAAAAAGTTGTTGACCCGTTGTTCTCTAATCTAAACTTATACGTCAATGTATGAGCAGAGTTAGAATAATCTGTGTTTAAATTTTCTATTTGCCATATTACCGTATCGCCTGCGTAAAATTCATACGGTATATAATTTTGTATTGTTGTAAGTCTGTTTGCCATTTAATCTCGCCAATTGGTTATAAAGTTATTTTTAATTCTTGTTCTTTGTGGTTGCTTAGTTTGTTTATTTTCTAAACTAGATTTAATCTTGTCTAAATCTGCGTTTAAAGAAACAAAAGATATATAGGCGTATATAAAACAATCCCAAGCTTCGTTACGTTTTCTAACTTGTACCCATTCTCTAGTTGCAACACCTTTTATATATTTTGTTTTAATTCGTTCTGATTGTAGTTGTGCAAAGTATTCAATATCAAGATGACTAGGAAAGTGAACATAACCATTACCTGTCTTGTCAATCTTCATACGTTGCAAAACAATATCTTTGGCACTATCAACACCAACTGCAAACAATGGTGTTTTCATAATGTTGTTTGTACTTGCACGTCTTGGAAATATTGGTCTATTTCCTGTAACACCTTTTATTGCATAGACACGTCTTGCTACTTTGTTTTTACAAAAGCTATAAACTTGATTAGTGTAATAACCACTATCAATACAAGCGGAAGAAATTAAAAATTTCTTGCCGTCTTGTCGTGTGTAAGTTCTTTTTAATTCTTCATCTAACTTTAACCATATAGTCGCGACAGACGGGTCGCCATATAATACGATATGATCTATAACCCATATTTCCTCGTTAAGACCAATTCCTAATATACTTAATTCAATTCTGTTTGCCTGTACGTCAACACCTGCGGTTAGTAATACAACACCCTCAGGAAACTCATCGGGTTTATAATTTTCTGTACGTTCGTTTAAACTTAAATCTAAACCTGTACCTTTATCTTCCCAACTCTCGCCTAATGTTGTGTTTGTAAATACCTTTAATGTTTCAGGCAGTTTCTTTTTTTCTAAAAAATCTCTTACTATGTCCTCTAGTCTTGACCAACTACTATAAAATTCGTTTAAATGAAAACCTGCAACACCTGTAAAATTATCAGTTGGTTGCCATTGTCCCTGTCTTATAGCTTTCCACCTTTTACTGTCGTCCCATTTGTCATTACAAAATCTACAAGCATAATGCGTTTCGTGTAGTTTATCTTTGTCAAACTTAACTTGTTTAAATTCTAAAACTTGTAATTCTTTACACTCAGGACAAGGTACATAAAATTTTCTTTTATCTGACAAGTTATATTCTTGTTCTATTCTACTAAGGCCTTTAATCGTAGGTGTACTAACCATTATAATTTTATTATTCCAAAAGGTCGTTGTTCTTTTAACTGCAAGAGAAACTACATCGCCCTCATTTGCGCTAACTTCAAAACGATCAACCTCATCTAATAATAAAACTCTTATTGGTCGGCTTGCTAGTGAACTTGTACTATTAGAGCCAACTAAACTTATATGTCCGCCTGTAAAGACTTTGTGTAAAACTGTATTACCACTATCACGTTCTCTAGGTGGTTTAACCTTGTCTGTTAGTACAGGACAATCTCGTATCATTGACGATAACCTGTCTTTACTAAAAGCCTGAGCCATACTTAAAGTTGGTTGAACCATAAGAATAGGCGACGGTTCGTAGTGTATAAAATAACCAATTATATTTTCTAATATTGTTGTCTTACCTACTTGCGAACTTGTCATAAAGACAACTCGTCTAACGTTAGGGTCGCTTACCGCCCTCATCATACCGTCTTGATAGTAAGCACGACTAATTAAATACTTACCTGCTTCGCTACTACTTTCAGGACTTAGGTATCTGTACTTTTCTGACCATTGGCTTATTGTTAATGGTTCTATCGGTTGAAACAGGCTTACTGCCTTTAGTACCGTGTTGTGTATTTTCTGATATTGTAAGTTCAATGTCCTCGCCTTTTGCTAACTCGCTTAATGCTTCCGCAATATCATTGGTCAAGATGTTCTTACAAACATCTATCCCACTCTCAACTGCTAGAATAGGTGCTAGTTTATTTGGGATAGCTTCTAGCTTGTTCTTACAAGCTAAGACTAGACTAGCCCATTGTTTATCAACTAAATCACGATCTAATAAGTTACCTTTTTCTTTTTCAAGGTTAAGTTCCATTAGTTCTGCTTCCGCAATAACTTTATTCTTCCTAGCTTCTTCTAAGCTAATTAGCTTGTCGGTCTTACTATACAATTGTTTAATAACATCTTGTATCAAGTAGTATTTAATCTTACCACTTTGTTTAACAATTGGACACTTAACTAATACCTGACCTAGCTTACGCCTGTCTATATTTAGTTCAGTAACCAATTGCGAAGCCGTCATCGGTATTGGAACGTAACTCATTTGTGATCTATAATTATCATTTTCTGTCGCTACAAAACGTCTTGGGTCGGGAAAATACCGTCTAGCAAAAACCTAGAAAGAACCTATGTTTTATGCGGTTTATTATATCTTTATGACCCCTTTGCTTAGTAACTCTTTTGTTTTATCAATATTCTTTTGTAAGTTCTTTTGAAAAAAGAAATTAAATATTTTTCCTGACTTCTTTTCCATTATCTCAAAGAACGGAAATGTTTTTTTATATTTTACTGCTCGCTTTTCAAAAATATATAATGCTTTAGCCCTGCCGTCTTTTTGTCTTTGGAATATTCCTGTCGAGTTTATAAAATGGTTCTTCTTATTTCTAAATGATGAAATAATATTACGGTGGTTACGAACGTTACCAAAAGCATTTAAGCTTACGTTTCTTGTCGGCAACACTCTACCCTTTTTATAAGGACGTGAGCCACCCATAATAGAATACTTTAAATAGTTTGTAACTAACGGACTAAAATAAACATAACCAACAGGCAAAGCAGTTTTACTACGCTTAGGTGCTTGATACCTAACGTCCTTTAATGTTTTGTTTGTTGGTCTATCAACGTGCTTAGGCATTTCTTTTACAGTTGCATTACGCAAAGTAAAAGCAGTATTACCAATTGTTTCGTTAGTAGTAAAAGGTATTTGACTTTTACCAACTCTATCTAAACCTTTTGTAAATTGTTTTATGTTAGACTTAACGTCTAACTTCATACCTATCTTAGCCATAATGATTGTTGGTGTTTATTTATTTTATTTTGCTCACTCTCGCGAACTTAGGCTCTAACACCTAAAGAGCCTGATTATTTGCGCAATACTCCAATTCTAATTCGGTAACATATTTAGCGTTAAATACAATTACGGTATATAAATGAGTCAATTATTTAACGTACAATACCCTGATTAAAAATATAAAATAGATTGCTTAGGCTTACTTTCATACGTTTAGCAACTGTTTGACGTGTAAGATTAAGCTTCTTACCTATTTCGCCATAAGAATAATCATCGCCACAATGTAATATAGTTAGCTGATAATCTGCTTTACCTAACTCTTTTGTTATTATTTTAAGCTTATCTAAGGCGTTTAAACGACCGATATTATTATCAACCCAAGTACCGCCTGTATCTATTCTATCTGTATTATAACTAACAATAGATCTAGGTTTTGTTCGTTCGTAAATACCTCTTAACTTAACACCTGCAAAATGTAGTTCGTTATTAATGTAGCCTTTATCAAAGTTAGTATCTAACCAACACTCATTAACGTTCTTAGCCACCATACGACCGCGACGTATTAATACCCATTTAAGCTTACGACGATCTAACGGCTTTATAAAACTCATTCCAACCCCCTATGAGAAATTTTATAATTTCTCTTAGGGTTGGCGGAAAATATATTTATATATAAGGCGATCTGATTTCCGCGCCAAAATAAG